GCGCCGCAGCGTCCCGGACCGTCGCGATATCTCGAGCGCTCGGCGCAGCTACACGTCGAGCAGTACCGCAGGGTGCTGATGCGCTGATGGCCGACATCGGTGCGATGCGCGATGGGATCAAGGCCAGGCTGGCGACGATCGCCGGGCTTCGTGCGCACGATACGATCCCGGGACAGATCAATCCACCGGCCGCGTTGGTGAAACTCGTCTCCATCGAGTACGACTCGGCGATGGCCCGCGGTCTCGACGAGTACGAGTTCGCCGTACGGCTGTACGTCGCACCGAATGCGGATGCTCAATCTCAGGACAAGCTTGACGGATACCTCGCATCCTCGGGAGCAGGATCGGTCAAAGCTGCGATCGAGGGCGACCGGACGCTCGGCGGTGCAGCGGAGACATGCCGAGTCCTGCGTGTCGGTGAGGCACCGACGCTGTTTGAGCATGGCGGCGTGAGCTACATCGGGGCTGAGATCAGCATCCGCGTGTGGGCAAGGGGGTCGTGATGATGGAGACCAAGTACCGAGTCATTGGTTCGCGAGCGGTTGCGGGCGTGGAGCCTGGTGGGATCGTTACCGCTTTCCCCGAGGGCACGAACATCGAGGCACTCGTCCTCGGTGGCCACATCACACCGCTCAAAGAACGGAAGGGGAAGGAGGTGAAGGAGGCAGATGGCGGTCTATCCACTGACTGATTCGCGCGTGTTCATCGGTGGCTACGATCTCAGCGGCGATCACAACCGGCTGACGCTTGCCCTCACGTTCGAGGCACTCGATGTCACCGGTTTCAACGCAGGTGGCTACCGCAAGCGCATCGCAGGACTCGGCGATGTGGAGCTGTCGGGTAGCGGCTTCTGGGAGGCCGGATCGGGTGAGCCCGATACGGTGCTGTTCCCGATGCTCGGCGCCACAGAGGTCATGTCGGTGCTGCCGAAGGATGCGACCGACGGTGAGCGAGGGTATGCCATGCAAGCCGTCGCGATCACCTACGAGATGGGGGCCGCCGTCGGTGAGGTCATGCCGTTCACCCTCGCGGCTCGGGGCAAGACCACGGTCGCGCAGGGGATGATCCTGCACCCGCCGGACACTGCACGTACGGTGTCCGGCAACGGGACCGCACGTCAGCTCGGAGCCGGTACCGGCAAGAGGGTCTACACCGGGCTCCACGTCATCGCTGCGTCGGGTACGGCTCCGACGCTCGATGTGAAGGTGCAGACAGACAACGCATCGGGCTTCCCGTCTCCCACCGATCTCATCACGTTCACGCAGGCCACCGCCGTCGGCGCGCAGTTCCTCTCGGCGGCAGGGAACGCCGACGACTGGTACCGCGTGGCCTACACCATCGGGGGCACGACCCCCAGTTTCAAGTTCCTCGCTGTGGTCGGCGTCAAGTAGCCCGGCCAAAACCGTTGCAACGCAACAAGGAGGTTGATCCGCTATGGCTGTTTTCTCCTTCAACGACGCGTCCGTGGTTGTCAACTCCGTCGATCTGTCGGACCACGTTGCCCAGGTGACCATCGAGACCTCTGCAGATGATCTCGACGACACCGCGATGGGCGATACCTACAGGTCGCGGATCGGTGGTCTCAAGGACTGGTCGGTCACGCTCAGGTTCCACCAGGACTTCGCGGCGAGCGAGGTCGATGCCACGATCTTCCCGCTGCTCGGTACGACTACGACGATCACGATCAAGCCGACCTCGGCTGCGGTCAGCGCGACCAACCCGAGCTACTCCGGCTCAGTGCTGGTCAACGACTACAAGCCGCTCGACGGCTCGGTCGGCGATCTGGCGGGCGTCTCTGTGACCTGGCCGGGTGCTGGCACGCTGACCCGGGCGACCGCGTAGCCGTGCTGCAGGTCCGTATCGACGGTGTGCGGGAGTTGACGCGAGCCGTCGCGCGTATCAATCCCGAGCTCGCCAAGGAGCTTGGGCAGCGCAACAAGGCAATCGGTGCTCGCATCATCTCCCGCGCCGAGCCCAAGCCCGTTCAGTCGGGTGCGGGCCGTGGTGCCGTGCCGCGCGCGTCGGCCTCGCGCAACGTGCTTCGCATCATGGCCGGCGGCGCGCATCGCACGCACGTACCCGTGCAGGACTGGGGCATCCAGCAGGTCTTCGGCGATGAGCCGAGGCCCTTCATCTGGCGTGCCGCCGAACAGGAGATCGTGCGTGCCATGCAGGACTACCTCGACGCGCTGTTCGATGTCGCGCGACGCGCAGGACTGACGGCAAGGAGGGGATGAGTTGAGTCTGCCCGACGATGTCAAGGTCGAGTTCAGCAAGGCTGCGTTCGATAAGCTGACGCTCGGCGAGCTGGAGGAGCTTGAGAGCATCGTAGGACCCGATGCCCTGGAGCGGATGATGGCGGGCAAGATTGGCGGCAAGGCGATGGTCGCCCTGGCGTGGATCGCGCTCCGCAAGGATCACCCCGATGTGACGCTCGATGAGGTCCGCAAGCTCAAGCTCTCGGTCATCACGCCGTCCGAGGACGAGGCAAACCCTACCGACGCCAGCGCTTAGAGGCGCTGGCGTCTTTCTGTCGTTTCTACGGGCTCAGTCTCGATGACGCACGCCGCATGACGCTGGAGGAGCACTCCGCGTTCGTCGCGTACATGCAGCGCTACTACGAGGCGCAGCAAAGGAGATAGATGGCCGGCGGTACTCTTGTCATCCGCTTCATCGGCGATACCCGCGAGTTCAGCGCGGCGACAAAGGGCCTTTCGGGCCAGCTTGCCGCGCTCGGCGCACGGGTGAAGCAGGCCATCGGGCTCGCGGTCCCGATCGCGATCGGCGCTGCCGTGTCCTCGGCGAAGGATTTCGAAAAGGCGTTCGGTCGCATCGCCGCGATCTCCAACGCGTCCGCAAAGGACATCGAGCGTTGGCGCGGTCAGGTCATGGACCTGGCCGGTGAGACGGCGAAGGCACCGACCGAGCTTGCCGAAGCGCTGTTCTTCTTGTCCTCTGCCGGCATCGATGCAGGCGACGTCATGGACGTGCTCGACAAGTCCGCACGTGCTGCTGCGGTCGGACTCGGCTCGACGGTCGACGTGGCGAGGATCACCGCCAACGCGCTCAACGCGTATGCGGGCTCCGGACTCACTGCTGCGCAGGTCACCGATACGCTGGTCGCAGCGGTCCGCGAGGGCTCGGCCGAGCCGGAGGAGTTCGCTGCCGCACTCGGTCGCGTGCTGCCGATCGCCAATCGGGTCGGCATCACGTTCGACCAGGTCACGGCGTCGCTCGCCGCGATGTCGAACATCGGCCTCGACGTGGACGAGGGCGTCACCGCACTTCGGGGTACGCTCCAGGCACTCGCCGCACCGACCAAGCAGACCCAGGATGCGCTTGCTGCGCTCGGCCTCTCGGCCGATGACGTACGCGAAAGCCTTGCAGGGCAAGGGCTCATCGCCACGCTGCGCATGCTCTTTGAGGCGGCCGATGGCAACATCGACGTCATGCGCGAGCTTGTGCCCAACGTCCGCGCTCTGACCGGCGTGTTCTCGCTGACGGGCCAGCAGGCAGACAAGGTTGACGCCATCTTTCGCAACGTCCTGGACTCCAGCGGCTCGCTCGCCGATGCATGGGGCGAGATGGAGAAGAACGAGGCGTTCAGGATCGAGCGGGCGCTGAACAAGATCAGCGTTGCAGCGCAAGAGCTTGGTACCAAGGTCCTTCCGCCGCTTGCCGATGCTCTTGAAGTGGTTGCTCGTAACACCGACCTTGTTACAACTGCCCTGCTAGCCCTTGTCGCTGTCAAGCTGCCCGGTTGGCTGGCGGCAGCACTCGGGTACTTTGCCAAGTTCCCGGCTGCTGCGGGTGTCGCGGCGGTTGCTGTGACCGCCTGGGCGACGCAGGAAACCGATGCGCTGGACAAGCTTGGCGCTGGTCTTGGGTTCGGCGAGCTGAGCCTGGATAGTTTCCGCGGCGGCTTGGAGCGCACTGTTGGCCCGGCTGAGGATCTCGTCAAGGTTGTGGACGAGATGGGAACGATCCATTGGGTGAGCCCTGAGGCCGCTGAGGAACTCAGGGCCGTTGCAGAGGCCACCGAGCAGGTTACGGGCGCAACCGCTGAGGCCCGGCGGTCCTTCGAGGTTGTCGTTGATCCGATCGCTGATGTCCGCGAGGAGATGGGCAAGCTCCGCAAGGAGGTTCGCGGAAGCATCGAGTCCTCGATCGGTTCGCTTGGAGCCTTCGAACGCAAGTGGGAACTGACCTCGGCCGAGGCGGTGCGCGACATGGAGGGCATGGCGAGCAAGATGCGCGAGTTCGCCCGAGACCTCAAGGCCATCGATCGCGAGGCGATCCCC